TAAATTACTAACCTGAACGTTTCTGGTGTTACTACTTCTACATCAGCTAAAATTGGTTCCGGTGTAACAATCACTTCTGGTGGACTTAACGTTACTGGAGTTGTTACAGCAACATCATTCGTTGGTGATGGAGCAAACTTAACAAACACTGGTGCTACCTTAAGTGCAGGTTCTGGTTCGCAAAGAATCGTATTAACCAGTTTAACTTCTGGTGTTATGACAACTGCAGCTACGGATGCAGAATTAACTTATAACTCAACTACTGATACTTTATCAGCAACAAACTTAAGTGCTACAAACACCACTTCCACTGGTGCAAATATCACAAACCTGAACGTTTCTGGTGTTACTACTTCTACATCAGCTAAAATTGGTTCCGGTGTAACAATCACTTCTGGTGGTATTAATGCTGTTGGTGCTGCTATAACAGCAACAACTTTAAATGGTACTACAGGAAATATCACAACTGTTAATTCTACTACCGAGAATATTACTACAGCTAATATTGCAACTGGTAATATTGTTACTGGTGTTGTTACTACATTATCAGGTACAACCGCAACTTATACAACTGGTAACTTAACAACTGCTAATATTGCATGGGGTAATATTGTTACTGGTGTTGTTACTACATTATCAGGTACAACCGCAACTTATACAACTGGTAACTTAACAACTGCTAATATTGCAACTGGTAACATCGTTACTGGTGTTGTTACAACTCTGAGTGGTACAACTGCTACCTACACTACTGGCAACTTAACAACTGCTAATATTGCAACTGGTAACATCGTTGCTGGTGTTGTTACAACTCTGAGTGGTACAACTGCTACCTACACGAACCTGAATGGCACAACAGGTAACCTGTCAACTCTGAACGCAACAACTGGTAACATCGTTACTGGTGTTGTTACAACCATTTCTGGTTCTAACGCAACTTATACAAGTGCTGGTATTACTAACCTGAACGTTACTGGTGTTTCAACACTTCCTACGATCAGTGCTACAAACACCACTTCCACTGGTGCAAATATCACAAACCTGAACGTTTCTGGTGTTACTACTTCTACATCAGCTAAAATTGGTTCCGGTGTAACAATCACTTCTGGTGGTATTAACGTTACTGGCGTTGTTACAGCAACATCATTCGTTGGTGATGGAGCAAACTTAACAAACACTGGTGCTACCTTAAGCGCAGGTTCTGGTTCACAGAGAGTTGTATTAACCAGTTTAACTTCTGCTGTTATGACAACTGCAGCTACGGATGCAGAATTAACTTATAACTCAACTACTGATACTTTATCTCTCACTAACCTGAGTGGTACAAACGCTACTGTAACAAGTTTGAATGCAACCAATATCAATAATACTGGTATTGTAACTGCTGCTCAATTTGTAACTGGTGCTTCTGGTTCTGCAATTGGTATCAATACCAATACAATTAGTGGTCCTTCAGTTATTACACTTGATCCCGCTGGTGTTGGTGACAATACTGGTGCTGTTAGAGTTAAAGGTGATCTTTACGTTGATGGTACTCAGTTTGTTGTTAACTCTACAACAATTCAATTAGCTGATTTTATTGTTGGCGTTGCTACAACAGCATCAACAAATGCACTTCTTGATGGAGCAGGTATTGGAATTGGTTCAGATAATATTCAAAAGACTTTAACTTGGAATAATACTTCAGGATCTATTAAATCCAGCGAAAACTTTGATCTTGCCTCTGGCAAAGCTTATAAGATTAATGGCACTGAAGTTTTAAGTGGCAACTCTTTGAGTATCACTAATATTAGTGCTTCTGGTATTGGTACTATTCCAACTTTAAATAGTACGACTGGTAACTTAGGAACCCTGAACGCAACCACAGGTAACATCGTTACTGGTGTTGTTACAACCTTAAGTGGTACAACCGCAACTTATACAACTGGTAACCTGACAACCGCCAATATTGCAACTGGTAACATTGTTACTGGTGTTGTTACAACTTTAAGTGGTACTAACGCAACTTATACAACTGGTAACTTAGGTACTCTGAATGCAACTACTGGTAACATCGTTACTGGTGTTGTTACAACTTTAAGTGGTACAACTGCTACATATACAACTGGTAACCTGACAACCGCCAATATTGCAACTGGTAACATCGTTACTGGTGTTGTTACAACCATTTCTGGTTCTAACGCAACTTATACAAGTGCTGGTATTACTAACCTGAACGTTTCGGGTGTTACTACATCATCTTCAGCTAGAATTGGTTCCGGTGTAACAATCACTTCTGGTGGAATTAACGTTACTGGAGTTGTTACAGCAACATCGTTTGTCGGTGATGGATCAAACTTAACAAATACCGGTGCTACCTTAAGCGCAGGTTCTGGTTCACAGAGAGTTGTATTAACCAGTTTAACTTCTGGTGTTATGACAACTGCAGCTACGGATGCAGAATTAACTTATAACTCAACTACTGATACCTTAACTGGTACAAACTTCAATAGTGCAACAGCAAATACCTCAACCCTGAATGCAACCACTGGTAACATTGTTACTGGTATTGTCACCTCATTATCAGGTACAACTGCTACATATACAACTGGTAACCTGACAACCGCCAATATTGCAACTGGTAACATTGTTACTGGTGTTGTTACAACCATTTCTGGTTCTAACGCAACTTATACAACTGGTAACTTAGGCACTCTGAATGCAACCACTGGTAACATTGTTACTGGTGTTGTTACTACACTGTCTGGTACATCCGCAACTTATACAACTGGTAACTTAGGCACTCTGAATGCAACCACTGGTAACATTGTTACTGGTGTTGTTACAACTTTAAGTGGTACTAACGCAACCTATACTAGTGCTAATATTACCAACCTGAACGTCAGTGGCGTTACATCTTCTACATCAGCTAGAATTGGTTCTGGTGTAACAATTACATCTGGCGGTATCAATGCTGTTGGTCTTGCAATTACTGCAGGATCTTTAAGTGGTAACCTTGCTCTGTCAGATATCACTGGACTTGGTGCTAACGTTTCTACGTTCCTTGCAACTCCTACATCAGCAAACTTAATTTCTGCAGTATCTGACGAAACAGGTTCTGGTGCTCTTGTATTTGCTAATACTCCAACTCTGGTAACGCCAGTTCTTGGTACTCCTTCTTCGGGTACATTAACTAACTGTACTGGATTACCTATTTCATCTGGGGTATCTGGTCTCGCTGCTGGAGCGGCTACATTCTTAGCGACTCCTTCTTCGGCAAACTTAGCGACATTATTAACTGATGAGACTGGTTCTGGTGCTAATGTATTTGCTAATACTCCAACTCTGGTAACTCCAGTTCTTGGTACTCCTACATCAGGTACTCTCACCAACTGTACTGGATTACCTATTTCAACTGGTGTATCTGGTCTCGCTGCTGGTGCTGCTACATTCTTAGCGACTCCTTCTTCAGCAAACTTAGCTGCTGCAGTAACTGATGAGACTGGTACTGGTGCTCTGGTATTTGCTAACTCACCAGCTCTGATAACTCCTGCGCTGGGCACTCCTTCAGGTGGTACTCTGACCAACTGTACTGGATACATTGCTGCAAATATTGCAAGTGCTGGTGCTGGTGTAACCGCATTCTTAGTAACTCCTTCATCTGCTAATTTAGCAGCTGCTGTAACCGATGAGACTGGTTCAGGTGCTCTTGTATTTGGTACTTCACCAACACTTGCATCACCAACCGTTACTGGTACAGCATCAGTCGCAGCAGTAACTGCAACTGGTTCTATCACTGCTGTTAACGTTAATTCAACTGGTATTGTTACTGCAACTCAGTTCGCAACTGGTGCTACTGGTTCTGCAATTGGTATTACTACCAATACAATTACTGGTCCTTCAGTTATCACGATTGACCCTGCGGGTGTTGGTGATAACACTGGTGCTGTAAGAATTAAGGGCGACCTGTTTGTTGACGGTGTTCAAACTGTTATCAATTCAACAACAATTGAACTTGGTGATTTTATTGTCGGCATTGCTACAACAGCAACAACTGATACACTTGCAGATGGCGCAGGTATTAAGATTGGTCTAGATAATACTTTGACTTATGATCACACCAATACCGCACTGAAGTCAAGCGAACACTTCAATCTTGCCTCGGGTAAATCATATAAGATTAATGGTACTGAAGTTCTGAGTGCAAGTTCACTGTCAATTACCAACGTTAATGCTTCTGGAGTTACAACTTCAACAGGTGGTTTTGTTGGTGCATTAACTGGTAACGTAACTGGTAACCTGACTGGTAATTCAACCGGTACTCATATTGGTAATGTTTATGCTGCATCTGGTATTTCTACATTCAATAATATTGAAATTGATGGAACAATCAAGGATTCAAATAACGCAACTGGTGTATCTGGTTACATTCTTAGTGCTACTGGTGTTGGTGTTTCTTGGGCAACTCTTGGAAGTGTACTTCCAAATCTGAGAACAACTTCTGTTCAAATTGCAACTTCAGGCCAAACTGTATTTAATGTTACCTATACTGTTGCATATCTTGACATTTATGTCAATGGTGTCAAACTTGCTCCTAGTGAGTTTACTGCAACTAATGGAACAACAGTTACTCTCGGTGAAGCTGCATTTGCTGGAGATGTTGTTGAATTCTATGCATTCAACACTGCATCATATGGTGGTTCTATTAACTCTCTGAATGATCTTAGTGATGTTACAATAACATCGCCATCTGATGGTCAACTCGTGAGATATAACTCAGCAACTGGAGAATTCATTAATTCTTCTGCTCTGGTTGGTATCAACTCTGTTGACGCAACAACCGTTGCAACTCTTGAGACTGCTCTGGGTTATGCTCCAAACACCTTCAATTCGCTGCTTATCAGCAATAGTGGTGTTTCCACATTCAGTGGAGATATGAATGCTCAAGGTGGACTCAAGATTACTGGTAATTATGCTGGACTTTCAACATCATTGATTGTTGAGGGTAACGCTAGAATCACTGGTATTCTTACCGTTGGTTCAAGTTCGATTGTACTTGATGGAAGTAGTAATCAAGTCAATGTTGGTACGGGAGTCACACTTCATCATACAAATGGTGTATTTGCAGGAACAAACAACCTGCATTCATCTGGACTTTTTGTTAATGCACTTGTTTGCTCAGGTATTGTTACTTCAACAGATTTCAATACAACTTCGGATAGAAACCTGAAGGATAACATCCACCCAATTGAAAATGCATCCGAACTGGTTGGAAAACTGGAAGGTGTACACTTTACTTGGAAGTCGAGTGGAGCTGAGACCTGCGGTGTCATCGCTCAACAAATTGAAGAGCATCTGCCACAACTGGTACAGACAGGAGATGATCATAAGACCGTTAACTACAATGGTCTCGTTGGTGTTCTGATCGCTGCTGTACGTGAGCAAGGCGAGATGATCGCTGCGCTTAAGGCAGAAATCGAAGAACTCAAGAAGTGATTCGTCACTAACTAAGTTCTAACGGGGGCAGGCAACTGCCCCTTTTTTTATAAATAGAAATAAAAAATGCAGAAACTAAAATATCATAAAGAAGAAAGAAATGGTCGTTGTCCTGCAGGTCAATATTATTGTTACACAAACAAAGAATGTAAACCAATTCCCGCTGGTTTTATGGTAGATCCAGCTGGAATGCTCCGTAAAGAAAATGGTGCTTCTATTAGTGAAGAAGGTCTTCGTGATTGGTTTGGAAAATCCAAATCAAAAGATGGAAAACCTGGTTGGGTCAATGTCGTAACTGGTGGAACATGTGCAAGTGATGAACCAGGAGAAGGAACTCCAAAATGCGTGTCTTCTGCAAAAAGAGCAAGCATGACAAAGGCAGAAAGATTATCTGCAGCAAGAAGAAAAAAAGCAGCAGATCCTGGGCAACAAGCAAAGACCGGTGCTGCAAAACCAACTTATGTAAAGACTGATGTAAAAGAAGAGTGGTCAGATAAATATAAGAAATCAATAGATTGTGACAATCCTAAAGGATTTTCTCAGAAAGCTCATTGTCAAGGACGCAAAAAGAAAATGAACGAAGAAGCAGACAAGAAAGGTAAAAGCAGCGGTAAAAAAGATGCTTGCTACCATAAGGTCAAGTCAAGATATAGTGTTTGGCCTTCTGCATATGCATCCGGAGCACTAGTTAAGTGTCGCAAAAAAGGTGCTGCAAACTGGGGTAATAAGTCTGAGCAATTCTCTGGAATAGTTGCGGAAATTTTAAATGAACTTGAATTGGATGAAAAATGTTGGGATGGTTATAAGCAAGTTGGAATGAAAAAGAAAGGAAAAAAAATTGTTCCAAATTGTGTCCCTGTAAGTGAAGAGGATGAATGTACTCATACTGAAGATGGTAAAAACTGTCCTATTCACGGCAAAGAAAAGTGTCCTTCAGTTGTTGATGAAGCAGTCAAACTGAATCCTTCATTTGGAAACATTATTTCCGTAATCATTTCTTGGCGTGGAAAAAATTATATGAATAAAATGTTTTTCCCTCAAATTAAACTGCCGACAAGAAGAGATGTAATTGATCAAATACAAAAAGTATATCCTGGCGCAAGTGTTCTTTCTTATAGTGTTTCGGAATTAGAACCAGGGCAACCATTGATTCAAGTAACTGAAGAGACAATCGAAGAAGTTGCTGCTTGGCAACGTAGTGCAGGTAAAAATAAAAGCGGAGGCCTCAATGAAAAAGGACGTAAATCCTATGAACGTGAGAATCCTGGAAGCGACCTTAAGGCACCTTCAAAGAAAGTTGGTAATCCCCGTAGGGCATCGTTCTGCGCTAGAATGAAGGGAATGAAAGCAAAACTGACTTCTGCAAAAACAGCAAGAGACCCAGATTCTCGTATCAATAAATCACTTAGAGCTTGGAACTGCTAATACTTTATGGCAAATGATGTATATCTTGGTAATCCGCTATTAAAAAAAGCGAATACTGCGATTGAATTTACACAGGATCAAATTCTTGAATTCGTTAGGTGTAAAAGTGATCCAGTTTATTTCTCAAAAAATTATGTAAAAATTGTAACACTTGATAAAGGACTTCAACCTTTTCAGTTGTATCCATTTCAAGAAAAATTAGTTAATAATTTCCATAATCATAGATTTAATATTTGTAAGATGCCACGACAGACAGGTAAATCTACTGTTGTTGTTTCTTATCTACTTCACTATGCTGTATTCAATGATAATGTAAATATTGGTATTCTTGCAAACAAAGCGGCGACTGCAAGAGAACTTTTAGATCGTTTGCAAACTGCATATGAGAACCTACCAAAGTGGATGCAGCAAGGTATTATTGCTTGGAACAAAGGATCATTGGAGTTAGAAAATGGCAGTAAGATATTGGCAGCTTCTACATCTGCGTCTGCTGTCAGAGGCATGTCGTTTAATATCCTCTTCCTCGACGAATTCGCTTTCGTTCCAAACCATATTGCAGACTCGTTCTTTGCATCTGTTTATCCTACTATTACTTCTGGTAAAAGCACAAAAGTCATCATAGTTTCAACGCCACATGGTATGAATCATTTCTACCGCATGTGGCATGACGCAGAACGTGGTAAGAATGAATATGTATTTACTGATGTTCATTGGTCTGAAGTTCCTGGGCGTGACTCCGAATGGAAAAAACAAACCATTGCAAACACTTCAGAACAACAATTTAAAGTTGAGTTTGAGTGTGAATTCCTTGGATCTGTTGATACGTTAATTTCTGCAAGTAAACTCAGAACTTTTGTATATGACCATCCAAAGACCCGTAGTGCTGGTTTAGACGTATATGTTGATCCAATTGAAGAACATGACTATTTGATCACTGTGGACGTAGCCAGAGGCGTTGGAAACGATTACTCGGCGTTTACCGTGGTGGACATTACAAATTTCCCACACAGAGTTGTTGCAAAATATCGGAACAACGAAATCAAACCCATGCTATTTCCGAGTGTGATTGTTGATTTAGCAAAGAGTTATAATAATGCATTTATTTTATGTGAAGTCAATGATGTTGGTGATCAGGTAGCATCAATCATTCACTATGATCTTGAATACAATAACCTTTTGATGTGTTCGATGCGTGGTCGTGCTGGACAAATTGTGGGACAAGGATTTTCTGGTAAGAAGACCCAACTTGGCGTTAAGATGTCTAAGGCAGTTAAAAAGGTTGGATGCTTAAACCTTAAGACAATGATTGAAGAAGATAAACTTATCTTCAACGATTATGAAATTATGAGTGAACTTACAACATTCATTCAGAAACACAACTCATTTGAAGCTGAAGAGGGTTGTAATGACGACCTTGCAATGTGTCTTGTTATCTATGCATGGTTAGTAGCGCAGGATTACTTTAAAGAACTAACCGATCAAGATGTCCGCAAGCGTCTCTATGAAGAGCAAAAAAATCAGATAGAACAAGACATGGCCCCGTTTGGTTTTATCGTTGATGGTACAGACGAATCTAGTTTTGTAGATGTTGATGGTGACAGATGGTTTACCGATGAATATGGTGATAGAGCATATATGTGGGAATATCAATGATGGACTTGGATGACCAACTAAAACTTGGGCATTTATTATTCAAAGAACGATCTTGCAGATCTTGTGGGCAGCAAAAAAATTTAATAGAGGATTTTTATAAAATTCGAAAAGGATCTGGAGTATCATCCTATTCTTATGAGTGCAAAGAATGCACGATTAAGAGAGTAGTTTTGAGTAGACTGCAATCTACAGTTTTTGACAAATGGGAATATCCTGACTGGTAGTTTGTTCATGCATTGTTTCCCGACTCAAAAGTAACATTTTAATAAATATTTTTTAGATAAACTGAGTCTAACGGAGAAAAACATGGCGACTCCTCAATTATCTCCTGGTGTACTTATCAGGGAAGTTGATTTAACAGTAGGGAGAGCTGATAATGTTCTCGATAATATCGGAGCAATTGCGGGTCCTTTTGCTATAGGTCCTGTTGATGAACCAATCAATATTGCAACTGAAGCACAATTAATCAATACATTTGGAAAGCCCCTTTCAACTGATGCTCAATATGAGTATTGGATGACTGCATCATCATTCCTCAGTTATGGTGGTGCATTAAAAGTTGTTAGAACTTCTGGAAGCACATTAAATAATGCAAACGCTGCCGTTGGATACGCTGCCACCACCGTATTAAAAATTGATAATTATGACGATTACACTGCAAATCACTCTGCAGATAGTGTAAATTATGTTTTTGCTGCTAAGAACCCAGGTTCTTGGGCAAATAATATGAAGATTTGTGTTATTGATAGCAAAGCAGATCAAACAATTGGAATCAATACAACAAGTCTTTTTGATGCTGGAGCTACAATCGGTATTGGAGTTACTGTTGCTTTAAGTGGCGTTACTATTCCTGGAGATGGTACAACAAATTCATTTACTGGTTATTTAAAAGGCATAATTACAGGAGTTACTACAGATGCAACCAATGGCAATAGTAGTATTGATATAAAAATATTTTCCAGAGTTTCTTCTACAGGAACAGAAACTGAGATTGATTATAAACAATCGGAGAGAGTATCATCATTCACAGCAAATGATTCGTTAAAATTTATTAATGCTAGTGGTATTCAAACAGGAACAACAAATACAGCAGCATCTGTGCTTGATTGGTATGATCAACAAACCCTTGGTCTTTCAAATCAAACGATATATTGGAAATCTTTAGCACCAAAACCAGGAACTTCTTCCTATGGTTCTCCA